CCATTGATTTTCTTTTTCGTGAACCGTTTGGTCCATCCCAACAAATCACGACAGCATCTGGCTTTGTTATACGAGTCAATTTTTGCAATATCTTAAAGGTTCCCTTTATGCCACCAATCGGTTGTCCATTGGTGGATAATGATGGATCGACAATATAAGCTCGCAGAAACATGTTTAACGCGTCGATTACAATAACTCTTTTTTTATTTTTTTGGTCTGACATATATTCTTCCATATAAACCTAGTTTTCTTCCGATTCATAGTAATTGGCGGCTTCACCTTCTCGTGTGTGAAATTTTTGAATGACTTCTTGATCCATTATTTGATACACTCTTTGCCTAAACGAATCTTCCTGCATTTTAGTGGTCCACTTTGACGGCTGGAACCGAATTGGATCGTTTCCAGCGCCCATATTCAAAGTATACCAAGAACCTGCGCTAGTCAACTGATCAGAGCTTTTAATTGCGTCAAAAAGGCTTTCGTCACATTGAATACCAATGTCTTCGGTGCCCCATAAGATTCGGAAAGAGCACGATCTGCCGGCAGTTCCAAAGCGAGACTTTTCAAGTTTAACTTTGACTTCTGAACCTATTCTAAAACCTTTATCATCTTCGATAAAAGCGGCTTTTGCTTTTCGACCCGTAAGCCATATCCTTAAAGAATATGCATAATGCATAGCTTTGCCTCCCGGCGTAATGTAGGGAGTGGTCATCGCCGTAATTCTGGCCATCGGACCTTGTGGAATATTTGTCTTTAATTGATTGAGAACAATAAAAGTTGCTTGTTTATCGGCGATTGGAATAACAAGTTTTGACATACCTTTCGCCAATATGCGGGCTTTCACCGCCATGGATGATTGTGGGTTAAAGTCACCCTCAACGTCCGATACAGATGGCGTAAAAGCCAACGAATCCCAGATAAAGACTAACTTTTCATCAGTAGCACCAAGTAATTCTTCAATAGTTTCTAATACAAACTCGACAGATGTTGCTTGTACATACATAAGTTTATCTAAGTCACAACCGGCACGTTCTAGAAATCCCGGATCAATAGCTGATTCGGAATCAAAGTAAATTACCAGTTTTCCTTGCTTTTGTGCATTTGCTGCAATCTGAACAGCCATATAGGATTTGCCAGTCGCTTCCAGACCAGCAATTTCTGTGACTTTTCCAACAGGGACACCTGCGATTGTTCCTTTGCAGACAATAGAGTCGAGCCACCGAGAACCGGTTGGTATCCATTCTTTTACTTCTGTGGGGTTGTCACCACTTAAACTGTGAGCTACATTAACGCCAGCTTTTTTGTTAACTATTCCCATGAGGTCTTGTATTCCCACGCGACCTGCTTTTGCGGCTTTTTTTGCCATATACCCTCCTATGAGTAATCTTTATTATTATAACATTTGACAGCTACCATGTCAAGAAATAGCGGCAGACTTTTTACCGGTCTGCCAGCGGCTGTTTTCACTCTGCTGTATCAGTAGAGCTAGCGGTGTCGGCCGCAGTGTCTTCATCCTTATCCCCGCATCCCATCATTAGGGTCACGGCAAGGACTGGTAGAACGAGTCTCATCTTCTCTCCTTAAAACAGGGCAGACTTTTTACCGGTCTGCCAGCGGCTTCATACTACTCAGTTGTTTCAGTAGTGGTGGCGGGGTTCTCTGCTGACTCACTAGTAGTAGCAGAAACTTCAACAGCTTCGACACTTTTTGTCTCAGCAGTCTCAATCGCAGGTGTAGCTTCGCTAACCTCGGCAACTGATGGCTCTAAGGTGCAAGTTCCATAAGCTGTGGCAACCACAAGGGCACCAGCAGCAAAACTAACTTGAACCTTCCAGCGAGCCCAAACGGATTTCAACCATTCCATGATATTCTCCTTTATATGAATAGTAAATTGGCAGAGTATTTCACTCCCGCTCTGCCATCGGTAACCCAAACTGTATTACTTGTTACTCATTAGTTCGTCAAAGGCGCGATCAACATCGTTACTCTTTCCGTACGCAGCGGTTTCCTTAGAACGGGATTCAGCCGAAGAATCACCGGAAAGTTGCTCATCAAGAATGGAATTAATTTCTTGTGTACTTAGGCGCTCAAATAGTGAAGCGAAATCGGGCATACGATCTAGGAGGGCTGGGATCGCTTCCGTATCTTCCAATAGGGGGCTAGTGTTTCGCCTCATTTTCATACTAGTTTGGGGATACGCGCCCGGTGTAGTTGGCTTGGTATACGTAATTGTAATATCAGTGCCTTCTTTCGCATCTGTAATATCGCCATACTCCGGGTCTAAAATGTAGCCAAGCAAAAGCTCATATGCCTTCTTGCCGTAGCCGTAAACCTTAATCCCCTCTTCCTCACGTCCACGAACAATAACGGGTGAAAAATAGCGGCCGCGGACAAACAAAGACTTAGCTAGCTTTTTGCTTTCTTCATCATTCTTGTCGACGCCCTCTCTCCACACAGCCGAAGCGAATTCACAAATGGGACAATGTTCTCCATAATTGCGCTTAGGGCAAACGATGCCTCCCCTGTGTTCTCCCACATTATAGTGGAAAAACATTTCTTTCAACGGATCACCATCATTAGAAGGGGCGATACGAATATCTGTGTCTCCCTCATCTGGCTTAAACCAGATAGAGTCTCTATTATCTCCGCCTTCACCTCGTAGTGAAGCAAGTTTCTTTCTCATCAGTTCCATGTTAATTGACATTAGTTTTTTTCTCCTATTTGTTGTTTGTAAAGTATATCAAGCGTTCCTTGATATCTAATGTATCACTCTTGATCAAGCTTGTCAAAAGTATTTTGTTGTGTTGCGTTAGTGTGGGCAACGCAGAACCCAAAATCTTGTAATTTTGTTTCATAAATTGCATATGAATTTTTTCTAAAAGCATTTCTTGGTTTTTCTTTCAAAATGTCCACTAATTTTTTATGTAGACCGGCTTCTTTCTCTAATCTTTCTTCATTTATACATAGATAATAACATAATTCACGAGGCATGTCAAGCATATAAAGCCACTTTTCTTCAAGAGATTTCATATCTAATAACCCAACAGAACGTATCCTGTTGATATCCCTAGGTTTTGATACATTTCCGATATGAGGTTCTGTATGTTCAAAATAGTTGAGGTAATGGACACATGAAAAAATTGTTTCGTTTAAGATACTGTAATAATTTTTAAGATTAATATCTAAGTGAGTTTTTTCAATATTTTCATTGGAAAACACAGTAAATGTGTTGAAATTCCCAGATCTTGCATATTCTTGCAATACACCAAATGTTAAGTTTTCAAGTTGTATTGGAAGATCGCTCAACAACTCGGTATCAGGTTTAATGTACATTATGTCTATTTTTTTATCTTTGATTTGATTTAAAATACCTAGACTATAAATCGAACTTTTCGAAGATCCAACTATGAAAACCTGTATGTGTTCTTTGAGGTTTTTGAAGAATTTTTCAACATTAGGTAGGTTATTTTCATAATCTTCAACGTTATCAAACACCTTTAATTGAAATTCATTTTTGTTATTTTTCTCAACATCGCTATTTAGCAAATAAACGTCATATTGTGGAATATCTTGAAATTTTTTGGCAATTTTGGAGGCGCCGGTACCGATGCCGATAATTGAAATCATATTTTCAACTCGCTTAAATTATAGTAATCTTTACCACCTCTAATAGAGGATTTGTAACCATCTTCAAAAATATCACGCAATTCAACAATCATGTCGCGCTCATCATCGCAAAAATCTATAACAATCTCATCATGCAAAACGTGTGATATGTATGATTTGTAGCAAGACAAAAATTTATCAATTTTAACAGCTTTTTCTAAAACACGATCTGCTGTGGTGCTTTGAATTAGATAATTAAAAGCTTTTCTTTCTTCAACTTTAATTTTTCTACCATAACGAGTTGTAACATGTTTTCCGTCGTACCATTTTTCAAGCACTTTTTCTCGATCATAATAATCTGTTTTTATATCATTTGAATTCGGATCGTATAGCCATGCAAAAAATCTCACTTTGGCCTCTTCTCGCTCAATTTCTTGTTCAAATAAGTGCTTTGCATTCCATTGGTGAATATCCTCGTCAGGTTGTGGTTGATCACACAATTCAAGAAGTGTTCGAATCTCAGCACCATTATAATCCAAACTTATAAATAAATCGTTATTTGGCTTAATGATGCTTCTAAATTCTTTTTTTATAGTTAGAACCGGGAAAGAATTGGGTCGAGTTGTTAGCCGGCCAGTCACCGTCCCAAATAAATTGTAATCGATATAATTATAGTTTTTCATTAATTCCGTAATCTTTTTTCTATTTGAAGTTGATGCAAAAAGATGACGGCAGTTTTCCGAATTAAGATTAAGTTTTTGGTATTTTATTTTGTGTAAAAGTTTTTGAACTTCGTTTAAGTGATTATAGGAATCTGGTTTTGTAAAATTTTCAAAAACATATCGAGTAATTTTATTTTTTATTTCGCAAAACTCCATTAATGAATCTATTGGTATTAAATCAAAAATACAGTGCTCATTAAAATTTATTTTAGCAATTTTAAATGATTTATAGAACGCATTCATCTTGCGATCAACTTTTTTAAGCTCATCGACTAAATCATCGGGAGCAACTTCGTGAAGCGATTTACCATCAATCATTAGCCATGCATATTCAATGTCCTCATTATCCATGGAGCCGGTATACTTCCACGTTTTTTTTAAATTACTTGGAAAATTTTCAAAATATAATTCGCCATTTTTATAGATACCAACACATTCAGATTTATCATCAAGAGTTTGAAAATACATTTGTTTTCCTAATTCTTTCTAATTTTAACACGATAATTGAAGTCTGTCAAGGATCCGCTGTAATCAAAAGTTTGAGATACAATACTTTCTAACAATGCAAGAGATGTTGAAAAATCGTCAGCTCTACCTATTGAATGTAATTGTCTCTTGACTTCTATTTTTTCCTGTTCTGTAAATGTACTACCTTCTTCTATGAACCTCAGAGATGTATATATATTAAAAAAATAAGTATTTGTATATAATTTTAATATAGTATTTAAGGTATAGCTTTGAGGCACTATTACTTTTGATTTAAACTGTAATGTATCAGGACATAAAACGGTTTCAATATATTCTCTTCTAACGGCATTATACAAGTCCAATAAAATTACCGGCATCTTTGAAAAAAAATCAATATGTGCAGGCTTGTAAACAGTTTGAAGTATATAATCTGTTGTGTTTTGGCCAAAGCCCGGTGTGCTAGCGCAATATTTTATCATTTCTGAGGAACCTATATCAGCAATCAGAGTTCCCGGGTTATTTAAATCGACTGAAAAACCATATGACTTGCAAGCATTTAGAAAAAACTTCCAGTTTTTGCTTTGTTTAAAATTAATGATTTTAAATTCGTCGTCGGTCTTTTTTTCTAATGACAATTCAATAACCAATCCGCTGACATTCATAGGACATATCCTGTTTCTTAAAAAAGCAGGATATGTTATTGGGTTTTCTCTTGCTATATCTTTTGCAATTATCATGAATTCAACAATAAAATTATCAAAATTATCCACTTTGATATTATTGTTCACAAAGGTTTTAACAATAGTGCTTCTTAAATTATCGTAATGCTTGTTGTATAAAATATTTGGATTTTGATACCCTTTTTTAGGCTTTAAGGCTGACAAATATGGATCGTTTGGTGATATTTCGTTTGTCATTCTTTTTGTTTCAAACTTATTCATTAAATCATTAAAGGCACGTGCTACGAAACCAAGCACAACAACGTCTTGATTATCAGCATCAATACCTACTAATTGAGAATGCTCTGGATTAATCTCGATAGCATAGTATTCTCTTGCGACTCTGCCATAAAGATATTTCTCTGTAAATTGGAAATCTATTAGGTTTTCATAATCTATTTCAACCATCTCGGTTTTGTAAATCCTCGATTTGTTATATAACATATTCGATTTCTCATTATTTGAATTTTTAAAGAATGTAGACATTATAATTTTCCTTATTAAGTGTTGGTGTTACTTGAAATTGAACTCATGTTCATGCTTTCGGTTGCGGCACTCATGGATCGCGTTCGTTCTGCTCTGCATTTTTTTAATCTGCCTTTTTCAATATTATCAGTCACCGCTGATTTTTCCCCGGATACTTTATCTTTCGGTTCAATTTCAGAAACCCACGCAGCATAAATTTTTGTGCTTGCTTCGCCTACACCAAAAAAGTGCTCTGACTTAGTAATCATAAAATAGCCACCAATTCCATATTGACTTAAATCAAATTTGTTAAAACCTTGACTATTGCTAGAAATTGAATGGCTACTTGGTGAAAAGCCGCGCGGATCAACAAATATATAAGTTCCGGGCAGAGCATTAGGAAAAGCAAAAGCGTCAATATTAACATTGTAAACTTCTCTTAATTGTTGCAACCCATCATATCCCTCTTGTTCAAATCTAACCTCTTTTAATCCGGTGGATTGAACTCTTTCTAGTTTTATATTTTTTACAATACCTATATCTTTTCCAAGAACGTAATGAAAAATACCGTTGTCCAAGTCTGTTCTATAATCTCCAACCATTAAATTTTTAGGTTTAGAGCGACCAGCATAAAATATCATATAATTTGTTTCATAATCAATACCTTTTGTAGATCTTACATCATTGAACACTCCCATGGTAGATAGAACGGGTGCACCGGTGC